CCACCATAGAATCCAGAACCATCAAAAGATAATTGAGGTTTTCCAGTAGCATCAGCATTTCTATCAACACCATTACTTTCCCTATCAAATCCAACATAATAACTATCTAATTCAATATCAATATTAGAAATGTTATGTTCTGTATTTAATCTTCTAAGAGAAACACCATTAAGTTCATATTTCTGTACAATATCATTAGAGTTATGTGGTATTGATAATGTACTATCCTTACCTCTAGTGATATCAGTTAAAACATTAACTCCTACAGATTTATATTCAATAATTTCTTCTCCAACTAAAATATAACCAGGATTATTTGTATTAACAGGAATACCCTCAAAAGTATTTAAATCGGGAGATACTGTTGATGCAACACTAATAGTAGTATCAATAGACTCTAAGTTAGCACTTAAAGAAGTAAATTCCATATTACTTGATATACTAGATAATTCTAATTTATTATTTGAAGAATACATACCATGATCAAATTGCATAATTCTCATATGCTTTCCATCATAAGGAGCAGAATCCTCAGTTAAGTTATTTAAATAATTTGTACCTGTTGCTTCTTGTATATTACCAGAATTGTCATAATATCTTAGAACAGTATCTTTAAGAAATCCACCAGAACCTGCTGATCCTGTTCCTTTAATTCCTGAAAGATATAATGTATCAACACCATCAACATCAGTAATTACAATTCTTGCACCAGTTCCTACATCTCCATCCATATCAGAAGTTTTAATACCAACAACATCACCTCCAGTATAACCAGACCCAACATTAGCTGTTTGAAATCCTGTAATTGTACCATCAGTACTAACGGTTATATTATTAAGTTTATATCCAGTACCTTCTCCAATAATATTAAATGTTTCTACTGTTCCTGTTGTAGCCTGATATCCAGAACCACCAGTAAGAATTCCACTAACACCAGTAACAGAAGATCCTGTACCAACTACATATGCAGTAACTCCATCATTAGAACCACCTAAAATTTTTCTACCTGGAGAAAATGTTACAATACCAGTATGTCCTGTTATAAGAGTAGTAATACCAATTTTTCCTGTCTTAGGTAATGTCTCAATGGGATTATTCCTAAGTTTTGATATCTGATCATTGGACTTAGATAATGTTGGATTGGCAAAAAATACATTTCCAACGGTAGAAGTAAATTTAGCCTTATATAATTTCATTTTCAAATCTTCATATTGATCAGCAGTCCAAATAGAACCATTTTGAGATTTAAATAAACTACCTAATGCCCATTGTTGATTATACTGAACTGCAGCTACATTAGGAAGATTTTGAACATTTACTGCAGCTTCACCCATTCTAGCAATATGCACTTCATATGAATTACTAGTTGGTGTAAGAAGAACTACAGCATATTCTAATCCCGGTGCTAAGTAAATAGGTTCATCAAAAGTAAACTTAGTAGCTAAAGATGCATCATCAGAAATATTAACTTTATCAGGTGTTAATTTTTTAGGTTTTCCCAATAACGTTCTAGTAGGAGTACCTAATTCAACAGTTCTAATTTCACATGTAACTGGATTATTTCCCGTATCTTTACTATAGAAAAATACATCAACAGCAGTTAAAAATGCCCCATGCTGATCATCATCCATTCCTACATTAGGATCTGGTGCTTCAACATTACCAGCAACACTAAATGATTGAGCTAAAGGATCACAATATGTTTGAGTGAAAGATTCTATCTCAGTAAGAATAGTTACTTCTCTTTGCTTTTTCGTCCAAATTCCCTTAGATTCATATCTTGTTTCTGCAGCAGAAATTAATTGACTACCTTTTGATACTTTTTCATTAACCTCACTACTACTTAATCTATAAACCTTTCTACCAGCATCAATACGAACAGTTGGAGGTGGATCTGCATTTGGATCTTGTAACCAGAAAGAACCAATTAGATCTCCAACATCATCAGAAATTAATCTATGATCTTTAACATATGCAATGGCTCCACTAGTTTGACCTACCAATTTACAACCTTTCCAAAGAAAACCAGCATACTCACCTTGTGCTTCAGTTGACAATGAAAGAGTATCTAAATTTAATACTTTTGAAGTATTAGTATATTCAGAAGGTAATTCTTCTGAATTATATGGATTAATCGTATATACTTCATCTGGATTATTATAACTTCCAAATTTATGATTAGCTTTAGCTACTCTAAATGTACCTGCAGGTAACTGTTCTCCATATTTCTGTTCTTGAATTTCAAGTTCAGAACTAGTTAAACTAGTTTGATAAGCCTTTACCTTTTCTCCAACTTCAAAAACACTTGTAGATCCATCAATTGTTAAATCCTGGTCTGATGCAATTTCTACTAATTTAGGAACATATCCAACATCTGAATTACCATCCAAGAATTGATAAAATCTAGTAAGTGGTTTTAAATTCTGAGCAATAAATTGTGTATTTCTTGATCTCATCCAAAGTTCATTACCACTATCAACAATTATTTCTGGATCTGCTATTTGACCTGCAGCAATAGAATCTGGATTTCCTCCAACCGTTCTTTTACTACGAACTCTCTCCCATGTATTACCATTTAATACAAATCCTAAATCTTTCAAATAGTTTTTATTAACACTTTGCGTGGTTTTTGAAGAAGTCCTCTCCCAAAAATGTCTATCTCCTGTAAATGCACCACCAAGAGCTGCTTTCCCCGCTTCATTTGGTTGAATGTGATATCTATACCTTCCATGACCTCTTTTCCTAAAATATCCCAAATCAATTATTCTAGGATCATCATGAATTATATCATCAAGTTTTATAGTTCTATTCCAAGTATCACTTTTAGGTGATAGTTCTACTGTACCAGTATATGAAGTTACATAAAATGGATTAACATTTTCAACTCTTGTTGCATAACGTTGTTCAATCCAATCAACCTCATCATATGATAATGTAACCATATTACCTGTTTTTTGGACATTAGGATCTAACAATTTAAAATTAACTCCATAATCCAAATCTTCATCAATTGTATTAGTATCAGGTAATAATAAACTTTGAATACTATTCTGGGCAACAACTGCTCTTATTTCTCCATTTACATTATCAACTTCTATTGATCCTGCATTAAAATTAACCAAACTAGATGTGGAGAAATTATCAACAAAAAATCCACTTTTAAATCTATTATTACCATCAGAATCGGTAATTGTCAAAGATTCAGTACTTACTTCAAGAAGAGAAAGTGTTGTAACTTCTTCTAAATTTTGAATACGATCTTCAAGTACACCAATATCCCTCATAGTATATCTTGTATTATCCGTTAATGTTATTCTTGCATTATATGTATTATAAAGATAAGGAGGTAGAATAATTGTAGCTAACTCCATAGAATTATTAATAACTTCTGGAGATTTAGGTATAGGTGCAGACTCTCCTTTTAGAACACTTACCTTTCCATATTCTGACAAATATACTTTATCAATTCTACCAAGATAATATTCATATCCCAAAAGAGAACTTCCAGTAGGATATACTAAGAATTTAGGGAGACTGTTAAAAGAAGAAGTTCTCGAAGCAAAAGCAAAAGGTGATGATGCGTCAGAAGTCCAAGTACTAACTCTAGGTCTAAAATCAAGAGTATCTGTTGCTCTTATATTAGAAAATCCAAGTAATGGTATATCTTCACTATATCTCTTCTTATCATAACTTAATACGGTAAATGCATCACCAGTATCATCCACAGGAACTGTATAATGGTCATATACAATTAATAATTGTTTTGAGGGTATAGTGGAATTATTTTTTCTGATTAATTTTGAATAATCATAATATTGTTCTTTCTGTCCTTTATCCAAAAGGAAAGAAGTAGAAATATCTTGATATTGCCCATCAGTATCAGAAGTATTAAGTCCTTCTACAGAAGTAGTAATATTCGATTCCTCAAATTTTACAGTTTCACCCTTAATAAACTTTGATCTATTCAAATAAACAATACCTAATTTATTAGCATCCCCTGAAGAAGGACTGGAATTATTATTTGTAACTACCCTTGCAATTGAACCAGATTTTTGACCGATAATATTCTCTCCAATAATTGCATTAGATATAACATTAACAGTTGAAGTAAATAGAAGAGTATCAAATGTTGGTTGAGATGAACCATTAACTGCTTCATATACACATAAAACCTTTACTACATCAGGGACATTTAATGATATTTCTTCATCCTGTACTCGCATACCATAAGCAGTTTTATTAACAGTTAATCCATCATTAATAGATGAATTTGCATTAGATCCAGATTGATCCAATCTAGATAAAGTTACAGAAAGTAATTTACTTTTCTCATAATTTTTTATTTTACTTTGAATACCTTGTTTTTTTGCTGTAATATTAACAACTGTATCACTTGCATCATCTGTCAATCCAGTAAATTGTGCTTCCTCACCGTTACCAAGTAATGTAAAAGAATCTGAAGTTACCGAACCAATTCCATCCGAAGTATCTCCATAATGAATTGAATATTTACCTACACTATAAGAATCAAAAAATGCACTTGAAATTGCTACACCACCACCACTTTTAAGATCAACCACACTAACAGTAGCAGCTGCACCAACTACTTCCTGACCAGTTATTTGAGCTGAAACTGTTAAATTTGAATTAGAAAGATCAAGAGAAGATATATTTCTTTGTGGTAATACTTCATATAATCCACTATTAGATGATGATGAAGGCCATATAGCACCAGTTGCTAACTTGATATCATAATTACCAGCAGTAACTGCTTGACCATAATATACTCCCTCAATACTCTGACCCAAAGTAGATAAACTTACTGATAATCCATCAGAACTAACACTTGATACTTTATTATATGTTACATCCCCTTGTGCCTGTATTTTATATTGAATAATATCATTCTTCTTAATACCTGTAAAAAGTTTACCTTGTCCTGCAGTTAATGTAGTTCCATTAATTGAAGCTTCTACAATACCATTAGGTAATGATGCAGCAGTTAAAGAAACGTCTGCCTGTAAAGCTTTTTTATAAACTCCTGATGCTGCTTGTTTTACTGACTTAATATCCCTAGAATTATAAGATGATACAAGGTTAATGGATAGTGATTTAGAAACACCATTAACACTGATTTTTTCATTAGCAATAAATGTACCATTAACTTGATTTACCCACACTGTAGTTCCACTAACAGCAGTAGTTACATATCCAATTGCACCACTACTTAATCCTTTAATACGAGCAGTTGTTGGAATATCTGAAGTTGTAACTGTAGTTGCAAGTGTTAATTTTGTATAAAGTTGAGTGTCATAAAGATAAAGATTCCATTTAGTAGATGCATTTTTATATGAAGAATCTTTTAGATTTAGTGTATAAACTCTTGCTTCACCAATTTTAACTCCGTTTGAATTTAATTCATCATAGAAGTCTACAACTTTTCTATATTGTGGTTGACCTCGTAAATTATTAAGTACTAAACGATCTCCAAATTCAAAATCTACATTAGAACCTGTTATTTTTTCAACATCTCTTGGTTTATCAACATCTAAAATTTCTAAAGAATCTGTAGTAACATCATAACCTCTTACATAAGCTCTTCCACCAGAAATTTTAACACACATTAAATCATCGGAAGGAGTATTTCCTTCTTCTGTTTTTTGATTACTGAAAAATTGACCACCATTTCCTAATCTATCATTTAAAGAATCAACAATAGATATATTAAAAGGATCTACAGCATAATTTCCAGATTCTTCAAACGTTCGTTTAGCAAAATAATCTTTAATATGATTGTATTCTGTTTTTACAGCTATTTTTCTAGGTTGACCATCACTTATTCTTAATATTTCAAAGAAATTCTGATCATTTGTATCATCAAATAATCTTTTAACAAGAGTTAAAGTAATTTTAAATCTATCAGCACCCGGAGCTGCATAATTCGTAAATCCCTGTGCATTATCATATAATGAAGGATCATCTTTAGCAGTAATTATCTCTTCATTAATTTGTAATCCAACCCTATAAGATGGTGTATTAGAATAATGATCTAAAATTATAGTTTGTTTCTCAACATTTACAAAAGTTCCTCTAATAAAATAAACACCTTCACCAACAAATGCAGCAGAACCAACTGCTGTAGCATCAGCAGATATTAATGTTGCAACTGCTGTTTCAGCATTAATTGTAGTATTTCCATATACTATATTTTCTTTAGTTAATAATGCTTCACCATCAATAAAATTAATTAAACTAGGATCACTTAAACCACTATTTAAATATTTTACATATATTGTTAAATTTTCTACATTATTACCATCTGGTAAAGCAACATGATCAACTGAAGCAGTTATACCTGAAGTTTGACCTTCTATAATTTTTCCAACTAATTGATCAACATAAAGAGAAACATCAATTCCAAATTGTGTTGGATTGAGTTTTATAGCATTATATTGAAGATCATAACTAGGAGCACCAGGAATTACAATTGAACCTTCCTTAAACATATGAGAACCAAATTTTTCTATTTGATTCTGTAAAATAGATTGTAAATTGGTTAATTCTCTTGCTTGAACTGGGAATCCGGGTTTAAATAAAACCTTATAAAAATCATTACTGGGATCAAAGTCATTATAATAAGGACTAATATTTAAATCTTTTGCTTGTGCCATGTTTCTTTAAAATTCCAGAATAATTTTAACGTCTTCTTTTTGTCTAAGATTTCTAGCAATCTCTTCTCTATTATCGATATAAAGAATATCACCAGTTGTTTTATTTATCTCAGGATCAGCAAGACCACTTGTAAAATAAACACCTAAATCTATTTGCTTACTTCCAGATGTTTCAGTACGACCAGTAAATGCAATTGCTACTGATGCATCACCTGGGGTTCCACCTACAAATTTAACACTATTATTACTTGATTCAAAAGATAAAGTTTTCGCCTCACTACTTATACCTATATAATCTGTTTGATCACCTGTAGTTTGGTTATAATATAAAGATCTATCTTGATAATATTTTATAACTTTAGTAGTTTTATCATATGCTGATATATACCCCTTTGCAACATCACCATCAGAACGTACTTGTGTTATTTTAGATCCAATTGTAGGATCAGCATCTAACTCACTTTCTAATTTTATCGCACCTAAAGATGAATATTGTGCTCCATTAAACAGAGTATCTATAGAAGTATATGTTGATGGATTTTTTACAATACCAACTTGTGCAAATTTAGTGCTTACAGGAAAATCTTTAGTAGAATCATCAAATCTTGAATACACCAAAACTCTATCTGCACCTAATTCTTTATAGATATCATATCCATGACCTCTAGAAGGAGGTATAATAACTATTAAATCAGCATATGATGCTTGTCCACTTATTTGAGCAGCTGATAAATCCACCATCCCATAAGTATATCCACTTCCACCAGCAGTAACTGTTACAGAAGTTACTTTACCACCAACAATTTCTACCGATGCCTTACCACCACTACCATCACCAAGAATATTGCATGAATATGTATTGGAATCATACCCACTTCCAGATTTATTAATATAAACTGTTTTAATTTGATTCAAATTGACAATCGAATCACCAGCTTCTCTTACGTTCTGAATTGTAGAATTTGTTGATGTACTCCAATCATTAGGAACCACAATATATTCTGTAGAATCAAATTTTATAATATCAGTAGGACTAATAGTAAATAAGTATTTCCATATATAACCATCTCCACTCGTTCCAGCAGCTGATGGTTCTAAATCCGTAAAGGTAGGTTCATCCTTAGATTTTGGTATAGTCGAACTCTCTCCAGTAGAACCATTATTTAAACAAATATAAACATTAAAATCACTATTAACAACAAAATAATTTGAATCATATAATCTTGAACTTCCTGAAACAGGAGCTGGATTATTAATATCATAATCTTGCCTATACATGTCGTAAGCAATATTAGATTTCCATTCTACCTTTCTTACAACCCTTCTAATATCTTTATTGGTAATTTTTTTACCGAATAATGAAGTACTACCATAATTCCATCCATGACCTAGATTATCAATTGGATTTGGAGGTGTGGTATTCCATGTACTAGTTCTACCAAATCCTGGATTTGGAGTAGTTGGATTACTGAGACCTAAGAATACATAATAAGCATTATTGGTATCGAGTACAGAATCTACAAAATTACCAGCATTAGATATTCTAAATTGATCTGTTACTA